CTCAACCATTGAAGTATCTCCTAACCACACTGGTGAAACTTGCCCATGCCTTCTCGGACGCAGGAATGGCGAATGGTCGGTTCATCGCAAACTCGAGAATGCGACCATAAGGCGCCGCGATGCTGACCACGTATTCGTAATCGGTCACGCGGTTCACAGTAATGGACGAACGCAGCTGTCCAGTCAGAACCGCTGGTGCTTGTCCTGGCGCGGATGCTTGATGCGTTCTGTTCTTGCCGATCTTATAGATTCGACCAGACTTCTGACCTGTCATCGATGCAATCATGCCACGGAATGCCTTCGATGCCGCTTCCTGAAGCCAGACAGCCAGGACACGGAATTGATGTTCTGCATCGTCGAATCCACGCAGGTCGACGTTCACTGTCACGGAGCGAGTACCTCGATGAGCAGTGGACCGAAGCGTCGCACTGTTGTCGACACAGTGAGCGTCAATGTCAGACGAATAACAGCTGCAGTCGGGTACGCGGCAGGATTCAACACCGTCACGATTCCCTGTGTTGCCATTGACTTCGTGAGCGTCACGGAACCAGACACGAAGGAATACGCCACACCAGTCGCAGCGTTCGTGTATGTGGCGCTGAGCGTGCCTGTAGTGATGTCAATCGGCGAGCCATTGTCATCGACCAGACGCACGACGAATGTATGCCAGTCTCCGACCCATGCGGCCACCTGAACGACCTGTTCCGGGTCTTCGGTGATGTTGATGATGTTCACACTCATACTGGCCTCACATAAAGTTTCAGCGGTCCGAATACCTGCGTGTCGCTCGCGCCTGTTGTCCTGATCACAGTCACAGTGTACGTGCCAGATGTGTTCGTCACCGTAGTCGTAAGACCGAATGACAGGCGCCCATTGTCCGCATACGTCGCTGTACCGGCATATGTCGCCACAAGTGTTCCGCCAGCGTCGTACACCTTCGCGCTGACTGTCGCACCGGTGATGTCGATTCCTGTTCCATTCGCGTCCGTTACCTGGACATCGATGGACGTTGCTGTGCCGACATTGACATCGAGCGGCTGATCTGCTCCGAGACCATCAGCCAGGAGTTGATATGGTCCGATGTGTACGCTCGTTGCAGCTGACACTGGCGTCAACAAATCTGCGGAGATGTAGTCCGTTCCATTGTGAAGGAGCGCACCTTCAAGCTCATCAGCAGCCGCTGTGCTTGTTGAGATGCGGACGACATCCGAGTCAATATATCCAGTGCCGTCATGATTCAATGCGCCCTTGAGTGCTGTCGCTGCTGCTATATCGTTCGCGATCGCATGAACATCGGCATCGACTCGATTGACGTTACCTGCCGAACTGAGTGTGACGAGGCCCTGTTTGTTCTGCTGATCTGCACGAAGCACGTTCAAACCGAATGAACCATTCGACGTGTACGAAGCAGTGGCGGCATCCCAGACAGCCGAGGCAGTCTGTGCAGATGTCAAGCCACCACTGCTCAGCTTGACCGTCATCACCGCACCGTTAGTACCAGATGCACTACGCACCACTACAGTGACATCGTCAGCACCAGCAGCCAGTGCAGCATCTGGAAGGTCTAAGCGATAGACGCCCGGCATACCGGTTGCGTCTACCTCCGCAAAACCACCAGATGTCCACGCCTGAGCGATTGTACGGGCTACCAGCGGGATGCTTACAGATGCTGTGCGTGTTCTGTTGTAGCGAGCTGAGAGACCAGATGTTGAGGCTGTGAGACCTGTTGCACCAAGGTACAGTTCGATACTTTGGGAGGTTGAGCCGGGAGCGATTGTGATAGTAGAGGCGTTGCGCTCGGTAGGTACATAAACACCTGTGCTTGTGTTGCTGAAATATTCAATAGGCCCTATTGTAGGTGTCGATGGAGATAACCACGTTACACCAAAAAAGTCGGCAGTATCTGCGTTTGTGTTAATGCCAGCATTCTGAGATGCCGATAAAAAATGGTTACTCCAAAATGGAAGATTTCCCCAGCCAGATACACGAGACAGTGAATAGTCAGGACTTACAAATGCTCGTGATAATGATCCTGTACCACCGGTCACATTTGTCAACGATGTTGTACAGTTGAAAATATTGTAAGACTCAACAAAATCGCCAGTGTTGTTGGATACAATTCCACTGACAGTATCAAAAATACAGTTTTGTACAACCACAGGGAAAGATGGACTTATTCTAAAATTGCTAATTGGACGAATGCCGGTATTTCCTATGAATCGGCAGTTGATTACATTAACTCCTCCAAATACAGGACTAGTTCCAGCCGAATCTATAGTCAAACATTGCAATGTATTTGAACCACTACTTGCATTTATAAAAATACTATTACGAATAATCGTTTGTGAGTTGTAAGCCGTACCGGTGTTTGCTTGTTGCCGGACAAAAGCACCACCTATAAATACACAATCATCAATTGTTGGGCCACGGAAACCGTTTGCAACCGCAAAGAAAAATGAATAGTTATCGCCAGATTGAGATACTGAATAGAATCCACATCGTCTGTAAATTTGATAAGTTCCAACACCTGATATTACTAACCCAATCGTAGAGCCTCCACTAGGTTGATATCCGTTAATAAATACATCTTGAACGGTTATGTAACTTTTTGATATCTCTAACGTTACACCACTTGCACTGGTAGAACTTGTCCAGTTTGTTATGATGACAGGCCCTGCAGTGACACCGCTAAATTGTGAAGCAGTGGGGTTACCTGCAATGGTAATGCGCTGTCCTTCGTTTGCTGGATTTGTAAAACCAGCTGTAAAAGACCCACGATAAACCCCTGGAGCAATATACAAAGTATCACCGACTCCAATACCAGCAGCACCTATTGCTTTGGTTATAGTCTGCCACGCTTGATTAGTCGCAGGGCCTGTACCAGCGTTGCTGTCGCTCCCGTCAGTCCTAACGTAATAAGTAGCCATTATTCAGCCGTCCCTTGAACAATCTGCTGTGCCATAATCGTTGCGAACTGCTGCACAATCCCATACTGGAATTGCTCATCCTGAGTGACCCACCAGATATTAACGCTCGTTCCATCCTGCCCAAACGTGCCAAGGATATTCCCGTTGTCGTCCTCAATATCACCAAAGACACGCCAGTCAGTAGAAGGCGCAGGTTCTTTTTCAATCCTAAAGTTTTGCAGGTTCATTTGCCCACCTTCAAGCTGTTCGCCTGTACACCCTTGAAAGGCATCGTCAAGAATCCCAGCGCAGCACTCATCGCAGCAGAGATACCAGCCGCAACAGCCTTGCTTCCGTACAGTGCCATCACTGCGCCAAGCTCGGAGATGTCGTGTGCTTCAGCTGTGCGAACGCCATCGCCGAAGACTGTCGAGAAGGTCGCCACGAATGCAACCAGGACAACGACCAGCAATCGCGGAATGGATATTGAATTCATCTTTGCAAACTCCCCTCGATCATCGCGACGCGACTCTCGAGCTTACCAAGGCGCTCTTCGATGCGTCGCACTTCCTGTGCCTGTCCTGACAGTGTTGATGACACATTCTCGAGCTTGACATTCAGCACATTGATGCTCACCTGTAGTTTTGTATAGGTTCCGATGACGGCTCCTAATACCAGGACAAGTTGTCCGATCAGCGCTACAACGACCTCTAATGTCATACCATCACTCCACTGTACATCTTCACTCTAATATGGTGGCACAGTCGGACATCTCGCATCACGCAGTCGGTTAACCGTTTGAGCGTGACCGGAGAGCGATGGTCTGACTCACCTGATTCGTGTGCCCCCAATCGCTTCCGATGACTTCGTAATATGGCGCGAGGTTTTGTGGATTCCCGCTGGTGTAGATTCGGTCATCAGCCTTGACTTCGACATCAGGTGAACATGTCAGCGTCCATGTTCCAGCCTGTTCAATCATGCCGCCTACAATGCCCTCAGAATCGCCTGTATTGGCGATTGTGGCGCGAATCTCAGCGACCTGTATCCAGTGCTGGCTAATGCCTCCGATACCGTCAGGCTGGTTCACGTTGCGCCAGATCTGCACACGGTCACCGTATGCATATGCCTGAATGGCGTTCTTGAGCGCCGAAGCGTAGGCCGGCGGAATCATACGAACACCATCGGGCTGTATCGCTTAGCCTGGTCGAGACAATGCTCACGGAGTGCTGCCATCTTCGCGTCCACTTGACCATCCTTCACATCGATGAGATGTGTGATGCTGGACGCTTTGCGAATCCATCCCTGTCTTGCAGCTGAGCGGATGTCATATCGTTCAGAATTGGCTGAACCTATGTCCTGCCACAGCAGGTCACCGCTTCCATCATTCACCGTGTAGTTCAATGTCTGCGTCCACTGTGGGAACTGTGGCTCAGTGGAATCAGATGTTCCAGCGATAACACACTGATACAGTCGACCATTTGCGACGGTTGGAATCACGATGTCGCCAACGACATAGGCTGTTGATGCAGTCCAGACTGACCAGCGTGCGTGGTCATCGACGAGCTGCTGAAGTGCAGTCGAATCGAGCTGTGGATATTGGTCGCTGGCGACCATCCATGCGAGGCGTTCAAGTGCTTGAGTCCGTGTGAGTGGCATGAGCGATTCCTAGTAAAACAAAAAGGGAACGGGAATGGTATCCCGCTCCCCTTGACTGCGAGAGTCAGACAGCCTACGCAGCGGCGGCCTGGAGAACAACGAGCGAACCAGCGACCTGATCGGCGACGGTTGCGGTGACGTTTCCGACGTCAAAGCAGTTGAACGCATAGCGCTCGGTTGCCTTGAATGTCAAAGCGTCCTCGATGAATTTCACCTGATCAGAAACTTCGACCGTGACTCCACGACGATCGCCGAAGGCGACACCCTTGGAGAGGTCTCCGAGAACTGCAAGTGTCTTGCTCACACCAGTTGCCGATGGCATGTTTTGGACGAACGAAATCGGAATACCGAAAAGCGTTGGTTCAGGACCATAAGCGTTCTGAATGTCCATGATGGAGTTTCCACCAAGTGCAATCAACTTGTCTGCACAGCCGTTGTAGAACACGGATTTGTGCATGTACCAGCGTGGAGCGGTTGCATACTGTGGTAACTTTGCGACCATGCTCTGCCAGTTCGCGAGTGTGAAGCTGGACAGGCTGGTCTGTGAACCGGATGGTCCAACAACCATAGATGCAATGCTCGAGAAGGTTCCGGAAAGAGCCTTGATGCGAGGCATGATTCCAGTGATGGAGCCATAGGTGGAAGTGCCGTCGCCCTGGAATGCGGCGAGATCTTCAGCAGCTGCGAGACCGTATGCAAAATCCTGTGCCAAAGCAGCACCGAAGTCGATGACGGTGTCCTCGTTCAGTTCTTTGGACACGATGGTCAGGATGGCGAGTTTCTTCGCGAGGAGCTGGACCTGCGAGAACGTGATGTCGGATGCAGTGATTGCAGACGCTTCGTTCGGATAGTAAGTCGTCGTCGAAGTAGATGCGTTTGGCACGTTCAACGTGTCGCTGGTCATCGGATAGATGCGGCTGTAGCGACGTGCTACACCATACTCGTTGCGGAGCCAGATCAGGCTAGACGAAACGATGTCTGGGACAGTGTATCCACCATTTGCATCGGTTCCTTCTGTCTGCGACTTGATGCCATTCTCGGCACACCACTTTGCAGCCTTAGCATTACCGAGAACAGTTCCACGGATCCACTGACCGAAGGCGTAGGCCTTATAATTTGCCTCGTCGCGTGTTCCTGGGAATGGATTCTTCGTGCC